ATTGTTTTAGGATTTGCCATTATCTTTTACCATCTGGTCTTATATCTAATCTTAAATCACCTAGTCTCCAACCATAATCAGCAGATGAATTAGATACTTTGATAGCACATTGCCTGCTTCTTGCTCTGGTATTTGTAAATGTAGAGTCAGGAGTTACTGATACTGTTGATAAGGTAGACAAATCTTGTAATGGATAATCTCTACCTTTAATTGTTATTGTTACATCATCTGTAGTAGATTGTTGGTCCCTAAATTCTATATCAGGTATTATCTTATTTACTGCCATATATTTTTCTCCATCTGGGTCTAAATCAAAATCACTTGATTCAATATATGCAGTAAAGTCACTACCATCATTACTATGTCCTACTTCATGTGCGAACAAGTAGTTATTATTATTTGTACTACTATTTTTACTAGCTGCTATAGGGTTATTTAATATATGAGCTTCATCCCATGCAGTTCTAACAAAATCATCTGTTGTAGTGCCTATAGACCAAACTTGTTCTAAATAGTTATACATTACATATTTATCTACTTCTAAACTATCTCCTGATGGATAGAACCACATAATTTCATTAGCAATGTTATTAACTGCACCAAACACTTTAAATGCTTGACCTTGGTTTAAATCACTTAATACATAGTCTAATACAGTACATGGTAATCTTTGAGCACTACCTGCATATGTATAAAATCCACCATTGTCCATAAAGTAAACTTGATTATTAGCATTAACTGCTGCATTAGGAGATATTAAAGATGGACCATTAGCAACTTCATTAAATGAAAATACAAATGGTGCACCTACAAATCTCATAGAAACTATACCTACATCAGTCCATATAAGTATTTCTTGTCTTGTTCTTAAGGCTCCTACTATAGTAGAACCCATTGATAACTGTACTCCACCAGCTTGATTGGTTGCTGTTGGTGTCCAATCAGTAATACTTTCTGTATCTGAAAATCTAACTAATAAAGGGTCTAAATTAGAAGAGCCTATAGGATTACAACCAAAAGCTATAACGTGCTTGTCTACATCTGATAACATAATTTGAAATGTTTTTGTTGGCACATTGCTAGCACCACCTAAACTTGTAGCATTTACTGCTCTTGTATTGCCACCAGCAGATTCATCCCAATAATAAATACCGCCAGACCTAGGATTTAATATAGCATCATCACCAAAATTATCTATTGACCATAATCTTAACTGATTACTTGATACTAAATTACTTGTAGAACCCCAAGCACCTGCACCCCATGTACCTGCACCCCAACCTGTAGATTGTACATATACATCTAATCCAGAATTTAACTGATAAGCTCCATCTACACCAGAGCCACCATTACCAGTATCACTAGAATTAGCTGTTGCTGTAGCTGTAAATGTATAAGTATTAGCAGTAGGTACTGAATCTATTTGATATTCTTGATTTAAAACTGTAGCTGTTATATTACCGCCTAGACTTACAGCCTGACTAAATGTAACAAAATCTCCTGTAACTGCTCCATGGTCAGTATCAGTTGCAGTTATAGTAGTGCTGCCATCAGTAGCAGAAAAAGTAATAGCATTAGTCGCTGTCTCTCGTATGGGGGTAACATCATTGTAACTATTTCCTTCTAATACATAAAATTTTTGATGTGTTCCTAAAGTAATATAATCTGTACCTACAGAAGCTTTATATGGATATATTTTTCTACAAGTGCCTATAAAACTATTTGTGCTTTGTTTCTCCCATCCACCTATTCTTTCAGGTCTACCTTTTCTAAATCTAACTTTATCTGCATCAAACCAACCACCTTCGTTACTATAATTAGTACCTTCTTTGTTTATACCTGGTTTAAATACATATTTTCTTAATGGCATTATTTATACCTCGTGCCATTCTTTACCTTCAAAAAGTAAAGCTTCTGCTTCTCTTCTTCTGATAAGTCCTTGTAAAACTTTACCGCCTGCTTTATTCCAGCGTTTTATTTGTGCTGGAACATCATCATATTCTTTAGCATTTAATACTTTTAACATAGTAGAAGCTTTTAAATTTGCTGGTCCTAAATTAAATACCCAAGATACTAATGCATCAAATTGATTTTGTTTTAAATCAACAGTTACTGCATCATTTATATAACCTTCATATTCTTCCATTTCATGCAAAAGTAACTTATCTGCTTCTTCCTGAGTAATAGTGTCGCCTTCTTTAACGCCTTTGGTAGAGCCATATCCTATTGTTAAAACTCCTGCTGCACATTTATATGCTTCTAACTCGCAACCTTCAAATTTTTTAATAAGGGATAAACCTTCTTGTGATATGTTCATGCTTTTATTCCTCTTTTGTTGTAGTAACTTTTCTATAATAGACGACAACTTCTTTAAGTTCATTTATGTACCTCTTTAATTCCTGCATATTATATGCCATCAACTCATAATCAGGGACTGACATAGCAACAAATACTAGTTGTCCTTGGTCTTTTTCTACTTGTACTAAAAATTCATCAATGTTTTTATTTGATACTACATACCAATAAGGGTCTTTTAAATCTATTTCCCTTGGCATTATAGGTTGCACTATAGTTCTTTCTATAGGTTTAGATATGACTTCAACCTGTTGTTTACTTGGTATCAGACTGCAACTGCAAGCCATCATCAAGACTGTCGATATTACGACTATCTTCTTCAATGCTATCAAATACATCTTTAGTTCCTTTGTTAATACGAGGTTCAATAAGACCAGGTTTAGCTGATGCTAGTTTAGTTAAATTATGTCGTTTAAATATGTCAAGGTATCTTGACATTTCTTGTTCTATTTCTTGATTACGACTTTGAATTTGTAACAAACTATCTGTTTGCAAAGTAAAATCATTTTGCAATGATTCTATAGCTAATTTTTGTTCTTGGTTTCTTAGTTCAAAAGCTTGATTAAGAGCAGAGAGTTTAGAGTTTTCATTCCATAACAAATAGCTACTTAATACTAAAACTACTATTATTCCAATTAAAACTTTACTCATCATTTCCCCATGTATATACCTGTAATGGTTTAGACTTGCCTTTAACCTCTATTGGTTCTAATAATTTTAACTTAAATTTAGACTTTTTGGCAGTTTCTTCGCCTATTAATGTTCCTACACCTGCAACCTTGGTACTTGATTCTAATCTTGCAGCAACATTACATGGGTCGCCTATAAGAGAAAATGCAAATCTATCAGTCGCTCCAAAGTTACCTGCAATACAAATACCGCTATTAACTCCAATACCTATTGCTATCTCAGGTATACCTTCTTCTTTAAATTTAATATTTAACTGGTCTATGTTTTTTTCTATTTCTTGTGCTGCTTGCAAAGCTAAATTATGATGGTCATCTTGTGGAATTATTGTATTCCAATGAAACATACCTGCATCACCAATAAACTTATCAGTGCATCCAAAATATTTATTAGCTGCTTTTACTTGTACATCTAATACATTATTCATAATGTATGTGACCATTTCAGGTTCTACCGATTCAGATAAACTAGTAAATCCTCTAAGGTCTGTAAATATAATACTACAGTCAACTCTATTACCATTTACTTTACAAAGTTCTGGGTTATCTTGTAATTTTTTAACCATTCTAGGGTCAAGATATTTACCAAATTGTTTTTTAACTTGTTGTCTTAATTTATATTGCTCTCTAAATCTAAGATAAAAGCCTATAGAAGCTGTAATAAATTGTGATATTAAAGTCCAACTTACATCAATTAAGATTCCACGCTGTATAAGATAGTGTCCAAAAAATATTGTTGAAAAGAATAATAGACTGGTCAATGTTATTCCTGCCGTCATTCCAAAAATATTTATACATAACCAGACAAAAGTTACTGTTATCACTAGAATTAATATTTCAGCAGCTAATGACCAATCAGGTATGTAAGGACTGTCTTGTATTAAGATTGATTCTGCTAATGCTGCTTGTATCTTATGTGGCTCTAATAATCCTATTGGAGTTGCTATCTGTGGCATAACACCATTAGCAGTAACACCAACAAAGACAAACTTTCCTGCAACATTCATTTCTTTTAAATTAGTTTTTGGTGTATCAACCCAACTAATCCATTTGCGACCAAGACTATCTGTTTTAACTGGTGGTATTCCTCTGACTGATATTTCTTCTATACCATTATCATTAGTTTTTATAATGTAAGTTTTAACACCAAACAATGCTTTATAGATTTGTGTGCCAAAAGAAGGAATCCAGTTATTATCTGGAGTGCTTACAAGTAATGGGATTCTGCGAACAAGTTGGTCAACTTCGGTGGGAGCAATGGCTAGACCCTGCAGTGTATTATCTTTTAGAGTGTTCAGGTTTTCCTTAACTCCCATAGATACTATACCACTAACATGACTACCTTTTACAACTGTTCCTGTTGGTTTTGGATAATTACCTTTACCATCTTCAAACATTGCAATAACAGATGGTGCATAACCAAGTGTCTGTGCAAAGACTTCATCTCCCCCCATTCTATCTGCTTGAGGAAAGCTTATAACCCAACCTATTCCTATTGCACCTTGATTAATAAGCTCAACTTGTATTTCTGCTAATCTTCTTCTAGGAAATGGATATCCACCTTCATTTTCTACATCCTGTTCTGTAATGTTTAAAATTACAAAATTACCAGAAGGTTCTTGTTTTTTTACAAATGTATCAAATACTTTTAACTTTAATATTTCTGTTGGTACTGATTGATATAACAAAGGTAAAACTAGTATTATAAGTATTATGAATATTAGTTTTTTCATTAATCGCTTTGCGTAATAGTGATAGTGCTATTACTTCCTCCATTTACTTTAACAATATTAGAAATACCATCTTGTATAAATATAACCGTATAAGATTCACTGCCATCTAAATCTAATCTAACTGATTCATTAACACTTCTTCTTAAGCTTATAACATTACCTGTTATTAAAGCTGTTATTTGAGTATCTGGGTCTTTACCTAAAAGTGTGCCTGATAATTGTGTGCTTGTTGCTTGTGCTAAAGCATCTTCATCTTCCGCTATTGCTAAAGCATCTAAAACATTAAGTAAATCTTCTAAATAATTAACATCTAAAAAATTAATATCTAATTCATTAAACTCTAAACTATCTTCTTTAAGATAATCTTCTGCTAAATAATCTATATCTAAATCATTAAAATCTAATATGTTTTCTTTTTTAGTTGTTATTTCTTCTTGTACAATAATTTCTTCTTTAGGTGGTGTAACAATTAACATATTGTCAATCATGTCTAAAGTCAGGTCTAGTATTACTGGTTTACTTGGTGCAGATTCAAATACACTTACTGTTGTTGCTTCGTAAGGTTTATTTAAAGTAACTGAACCCATGGCAGTAACTACTTCTATTTCGCCACTAGAAAGCCCTAAAGCGTCTGGTAGAAGTATTATAAGGCTACGACCTAACTCATCTACTGTAGCTGTAAAATCTGTACCTCTTATAGCTATATTTGCTGTAGGAGTCTTAAGAGATATATTTTGTTTATCTATTTTATTTAGATTGCCTGTAATAAATCTTGCTGTTCCAAGACCAAAAGTAAGAGCCATTTTTGATTTGCTTGGGTCTGCATCAAATATATACTCGTCTATTATTAATTGGGAATGTTCTGTCAAGCTTACTTTACTATCATCTAAAAAAGTAATAGCCATTCTGCCATTAGTCGTGATAGCTTCATCATTGCTTTGTATAGCAAACTTTAAATTTGCATCGTAAGGTTTGTCTCTTACTATTTGTGCTGAACCATTTAATTCAGATATATCTCCAATATCAGCAGCTTGTGCTTGTACCTTGGTCGTTTTGAATAACGCACACAGTAGAACTAGCGTTACCGCCAATTGATATAATTTTAAGCCAGTCATTATCTTGGGTACTCAGTTGTTGGATGTTAAATGTTCTTTGTCCACCAGTATGGTCTAACCAAAAATATCCACCTGCTGAAGCATTAGTACCAGTACCTGTATAATTTACTGTATTATCAGAACCATCTATATCCATGTAGTTTGTAGCACCATCAATATTTATATTTGATGTTACTGTGTTGTTAGAACCTTGAATAATCCAGTCAAGATTAAGAGAAGCTGCTATTGCAGTAGTACCTTGATTTAAAGTAAATGTATTGCTACTACCTGTAACAGCTACATTTTGGTCAGTACCATCTGAACTATATG